GTGATACAAGAACTTTTGGTCTTGATGGTACAGATGAGATGACTATCAAGTCTATTGCTTGTCGTGAAAGTTGGTTGACTGAATTTCCCTGGACGGTTGCAGCCGCTTCGGAGACCTTACTTTGGAATAGTGAAGTCAATCCGCAGCTGTGGAACACCTTGTCGGTGGCAAGTGGTCCCATTGAGTACCATATGCCAGCTTGTTGTTTCGCTAAACTGCCATTTCGCCATTGGAGGGGCACAATGAAATTTCGGTTTCAGATTGTTGCTTCCTCATTTCACAAAGGTCGATTGAAAATTACGTATGATCCTTCTTACCCCCTTACTAATGAATATAATACCAATTACACCCGTGTGATTGATATTGCAGAAGAGAGGGATTTTACGGTTGAAATTGGATGGGGTCAACAAACTCCCTATTTGGAATCTCGACAGATGTTGAACAGTTCAAATCCACCTTATGGAACAACTGCTTTGGGTGGGGATCCGGGTATATTCGCTAACGGTATAATTTCTTTGTATGTTGTGAATGAACTTACCGTCCCTAATTCCACGGCCAATAATGATATTTCAGTAAATGTCTTTGTTTCCATGGGTGATGATTTTGAAGTTATCAACCCAGATGACAATAACATTCGAGATGGATCATGGTTTGCACCTCAATTTGGTGAGTTGGTATTTGATGAACAATTTGGAGAACTGCCTTTCGACTGTCAAGCAGGAGAGGAGGCAGGCGGAAATGTTCCTGATTCAGATAACACTCAGATGGAGAATGCTCCCATGAAAGAGGAACCAGATGAGACCATGGCCCCTATGATTACTGATGCCGATCACACTACTGATGTGTTTTTCGGTGATCCAATTACTTCTGTGCGTCAAATTTTGAAACGTTATATGTTTTCCCGTGCATTATGTTATAATGCTACGGCTTCTGGCTATGGTGTGTACAATTGGTGTGTCAATAATTTTCCGCTTCATCGTGGATATGCTCCCGATGGAGTAAATGATGTGACTACACCAAGTGATCCCACCGCCTATACGTTTTCGAAGATGACTATGTTAAATTGGTTCACCCCAGCATACGTTTGTTATCGTGGAGGAATCAAGTGGAAGTACCAACAATTGCATGATAACCGCCAGGCCACTTCGTTTTTCGCAGTTATGCGAAATCCTGGTCCGGATGTTTCTTATGTTTCTCAGTACCATGCACTTGATACTATCAGTTCGTCTGTTTCAACCCAAACAGCTGATTGGGATGCAGTATTTACAGACATGGGCCATGCTGGACTTCAAGTCACCGATGTTAAGAACAACGGTGTGGTTGAGGTCGAGATTCCATTTCAACAGCCCTATCGTTTTGGGTTCGGGAAACAAGGCACCCTGAACCTAAACTTGGGTACCGATTCATATTACCATTGGGTAATGAATATGATCGGCTATAACCAAAACAGCCATAGCTACATTTTAAGCTATGTTGCCGCTGGAGAAGATTTTACGCTTGGATTCTATGTAGGACCTCCGGTCCTATATTATCAACCAAATCCAACACCTTCAGCAACTGCCTAAATCCTACGGGTGGCCCGTAGGTCGGTATACTATTGAACAATTGAGTTCTCTAAAGTGATAACCGCCGAGCTTTGTACGCTCTAAGAAAACTTGACCTGGTTTTCAACTCCTCGTGAGCGTACTTCGCTCACCAGGAGGGAATTTTTCCCAGGCTACAATTTCTTACAGTGTTACTGCTCGTAAATTCGAGACAGCACAGTTTACAGGTTTAAATTCCTAGCATACTCTGTGCTGAAGGTCACTA